CGGGCGGTGATTACCTGAACATTCAATTCGGCTGGATGCCGTTGTTGAATGATCTGCGTAAGATAGCAGAGGCTCTTGCCAATGCTTCCTGGGGGCTGTTTGCTCCCTGGGGTGCTTCGCACAGAAGTAGGGGTGAGAATCCAAGCGATGATATGTCCACGGCAGAGAACCTGTCGTGGAGTGCGATAGCGTACGGCGATTACTTCGACGTACCCTTTCGGCCATATCTAGCTGGATCTGGCTCAGTCACCTCCGGTTTTTGCTACGGCAATGGGTTTGTTTCAAACAATCTCAGAACCCGTCGCTGGATCGAAGGTGAATTTGTCTATCTGCCGCAAGCCGGTTTCGACCCAGAGAAGTATGGAGAGAGGTATGATACTCTCTTCAAGACTGATCTGACGCCGTCCGATTTGTGGCAGCTCGCTCCCTGGTCTTGGTTGGTCGATTGGTTTCTCGATATTGGGAAAGCAATCGAGTCCTACGAAGTAGGACTTTCCAACCGGGTGGTTTCCACGTACATGTACGCTATGGAAGAAGTTGTGTCAACGACACAAGTTCTTGCTACGGACATCCGGGGCGAGAACGGTGTATCTTACACCGGTCCTCGTTCCTGGTCGTTCCAGTGGGAGTATTCCCGCAAGCGTCGTATACGTGCCAACCCCTTCGGATTCACCCTGAATCCTGAGTCTGCGTTGACCGCAGCCCAGTTCATGATTCTGGGTGCGCTGGGCCTCACAAAGGTCCGTCGCTGAATCACAGTGTCAAAACAACAACCCTGCAATACAAGGAGAACCAATGCTCGCTGATCCTCAGTCCGTTACTATCTCTAGTACGGCTGTTTCGCTGCCCCGTCTGGAAGAGCGTCCGGAGACGAACCTCTACCAGAACCGCGTCGAGAACGTTGACCTCTATGTCACCCAGAAGGTAGACAAGAAGGGCATCGCTCGTTCGACAACTTCCCTCGTGAAGAACACCATCGTTACGGACCCGGTGACGGGTCTGAAGTCGAAGGTGCCTTATTCGATCTCGGTCGGTTCCATGATCCCTGTTGGGATCACTGTTGCGGAGGCCGAGGCTCTTTACGATGCCTTGACCACCGCGCTGGAAGCGTCCACGAAGGCTCTTCTGAAGAAGATCCTGGGAGGTGAGCGATAAGCGGTCTGGAGGCGATCATCATCGTAGGTATCGTGGTGCTGATTACAATCAGCATCACGGCCTTCGGAGTGATCTCCTCGCGCCGCTAGATCAGAGTGCCATTGGCTGGATACCTACCCCCTATGACAGGAGGAGATATGAAAAGCCTGGCAACTCTCCAGCTGGCCGTCCTAGAAGATCTAGGACGCTATTTCGCCACTGATGTGCGGAGAGACGCAGAAACTCTTCGGCGCCGCACTGAACACGAGGGTGAATCGTTTTTAACGATCACCTTGCCATCTTTCGGCAAGTCCCTTGAACAAGGACTTGCTGAGGGAAAGTGGCCGGATCAGGGCTTTCTTGGTTTCAAGAGAGTCCGAGGGCTCCCCGCTTTTATGCGAGGTTTCCTCATCCGTGTGTTCGATGAGAGTGGATTCATCTTGGATGACCCCGACGCTGACGCGGTTTGGGGTATCCGTCAAGTATGCTACTTGACGGGCAAGATGGATCGCAGCTGTACTCCCGAAAGGGAGAGAGCTGCGCTCCATTCTTTCATCCAGACTGATCGCGAACTGGCTGATCACTTTCGTTCAGGTGTGCAACCTGACGATTGGGAAGCGTTTGAGAGGCGCTTCTATCAGCTGTTCGGAGAGATCCTCGACCGGATTGAGACGAAAGTCTCTTCCTTCGAGCTTCTCCCTCGTTTTGGTTCCGGTGCTGTAGCCGAAGGCTTGCCTAGGTCACAGCGCTGGAATTTCCCTGAGTGGCCCGAACGGTTGGACTCTGTCCTACCGAAGTGGCGCTACTCTCGGAATCTTCCCTTTTGGGATGCCGAAACGACGATAGCCCTTGGAGCCGAACGCCCTGTACGGGTCATCACGGTTCCTAAGACGCAGGCGAGACCCCGAGTTATCGCAATTGAGCCCTCTGTTATGCAGTTTGCACAACAGGGTCTCAAGAACGAACTCTATCGTGAGATAGAGGACTCCCCTTTGAGGGACATACTCGGGTTCACAGATCAGACTCGCAACCAGCGGTTGGCACGTGTTGCCTCTATCACTGGTGAGCTCGCTACACTCGACTTGAGTGAAGCATCTGATCGTGTCCACTTGAGCGTGGTTTTACACGCGTTCAAGAAGTGGCCTCACACCTTGGATTACATCCTAGCGTGTAGGTCGCGGACCGCCGATGTGAACGGGGAGATTGTTCATCTCCACAAGTTTGCGTCCATGGGCTCTGCTCTGACATTTCCGATCGAAGCAATGGTGTTTACCACCCTTGCTTCCCTCGGGATGACTCAGCAGTCTCGAATCC